TAGCCCAATCGTATTGTTCTTCAGGAGTAGCTGTTGCTAACCATTGTGATCTACCCTGCAAGAATCCATGATGGCTACCATTCTTAGCCTTAAAGTTCCAGTTACTCTCTTTAGTAGCAAGAGTATCTAAACACTTATAAGTTTTAACTGTAAGGTGGCTTTGAATATATTCTTTAATCGTTAAAGGTTTAACTTGTTTTGCTACTGCTTCTGTGGGTGCTGATTCATATATGAATAGACCTGCCCCAACAGCTAAACACGCGGTCGCGAGCAATCGCCCACAGGCGCTCGCTAGCGAGTTATAGCGTAGCAGTCGTGTCAAATCCATTGATAGTTTACGCATGATCTTGGGCGTGTCTAATCCTGTTGGCAATCATGTCTGACAGTTATATCGAATGCACACATCTGGCAACCCATTGCTTCAAAGCAGTAGGCACACATGTATTCGAATTGGATCTCATCACAGCATCTAAAGTACGCTGTGCTGTCAGACTTTAACTTGTAATCAAATGGCATTACTTATCCTTACCCCAGCCAGTACCTTTGAAGATCGCTGGCGTTGCGGTGAATACCCGAATCATGGGAGTTGAACAGTGCAGCACCGGGTTAGCAGCTGCGCTCATTGAGTGTTCTAACTCTTGTGTTTGTCCGCATATTATGCATTCATAATCATAACGAGGCATTGTGTTCCTTACATTTAGTGCAGTATTTGTAATCTGCAATCAACCAAGTGCCACAGCCTTCGCATCGGCTTGGCTCTTGAAACCATTCTGAGTAATCGACTTTATTGAGTAGCTGAACCAGATCAGAGAATCGAAGCATTGCGCCGTATTCGGCCGCATCTTCGCCCTGCCCGTTAAATCTCATCACGACGATCGACAGCTTCCCATCTGCTCTCTTTCGTGTCTGATCCAGCCACTCCTTCGGTTGGAAGGCACTCCGCGCTTTCACTTCAATGTCGAACGGGACACCTGTGACATCACTGCCTTGCCTGCCTGCCCCAGCACTGTCCGCATAAGGGAACCACTTTTTGAGGTACTCAGCGACGCACTTCTGAGTGCGGTAACCCCTGTGCTTACGATGCTGGGAAGCCATTAGTTATAACCAGATCGGTGGGCATTGTTCTGCCCGATTCTTATGTGAACAGGTATAACCCTCGTAAGGCTTGCCTGTCTTAGATGATGTGCCAGTCTTATGAATCATCGATCCATGCTGGCACTTTGGTGCTTGCGGTAATTCTTTTGCGTTGAGTTCATCAGCTAGTAAGTTCATCGCTGAACTCAGAGTTGGCGCACCCTCAACTTTAATAACTTCTTGGACATCTTTAGGACTTTCAATAGTCCAGGCATCTGCTACTGGTTCTGGAAACTTCTCTTTTAAGATTGGTTTTTCAGGTTGCGCGCTTCCGCTTCGTCCTGCCACTGATACTTTGACCATTTCCTCTCGGGAAGGCCGTCTGCCTTTAGTAGCAAAACCTGCATTCGCAAGTGCTCTGCCGATCGCGCTAGTCTCGCAGTTTTCAAGTGCACTAGTGGCATTAACGCCGCGATCAGAATCCTTCTCCTCAGCAAACCCAGTCGAGTAAGCGACCTGGTCGAGATAAGTGCGGTAAAGATAGGCCTTAACAACATATCTATGAGCTTCACAAACTTCCAATTCAGTTGATACCCGTCCATCGGGAAACTCCTTCCAAAACTTTTCCAGTCGGCTCTCGACTGTTTCATAATCGGCTAAGTTAAACGCCATGATTGATCTCCTCTTGCTTTACTAGAAACTCGGCTTGCTCAGTTAAAGGCCAATGAGATCCATCAGGCCAGATTGACACCCACACAGCACAAGGCTGGCAATAATGTCGGTTGATTCCTTTAGACTTAGCATGCTGACTTACCACAGTCCAGACTGCAAAAGTCTTACCTTTGCCATTTGGGTGATCTTGACCCCAACGCATCTTGCAATAATCGCACCAAATACCGGACTTTGCTTTAGTAACTGTCAAGGTCTGACCAATCAGTTGATGTAATAGAGCCAGCGATTGCAGAGTAGCTACAGATGTCTTTGTAACTGTCTGGGTGGTTTGCCGTAGTTTTGATTCTCGAGATTTTGGTGAGGATAAGACAGATTGCGACTTCGTGAGGCTCGATGTTTTTGTCAAGGTACACGCTCCAGAGTCTTGCGATCTGAATGTGATTGAGAGTTGAATCGCCGTACTCACTACCTCGCTCGACGAGGAGTGCTTTGGCTTCATCGAGGATTTCACTGGCCTTCACTCTGACCAGAATGTGTGTCGGGCAACTGAGCGACCCAGTGCGTAACCTTCTTCTTTGCCTTCTTTGAATCCCATGCCATATCCAGCAGCTATGCCAACAACTAAAAACGCTAACATAACTAGATAAAAATAAAGATCTGTGTTCATTTTAGCCCTTTCCATCAAGTCAACGGTTGACTGATAAGGCTTAAGGTACAGGTTGCCGAGGACTAATCAATCACCTTTTGATAACGAAACGGTAACAATTCTGCATCGTCCATGTGGTTGTCGATGTCGCGCCGAAGCGGATTATCGAGATCGTCCATACCTGCGACCGTTAACGGCAAAGGTTCCGTCCTTCTCAATGTGAATGATTGACACCTGAACGCCTTTAGCATCTTCTTCGATGATTATGAAAGATTGCTGCCAGTTCATTGTGCCTTTTGTGTAATGAGCCTTGCGAATGTCCATCAGATGTCCACCCTCGAAGCCACGCAGGATACGGCCTAATTTGCCCCCTGAAGCCTCTGTAAAGGCCGATTGACCAGCCCTGTGAGTGTGTCCGCAGATCACGCTTAGCCCATGCCTACGGGCTGCTTCTAGGGCTGTAAGGCCAGGCGTAGGTTTGATGGCCTGTTCATCACCATGGACTGCAACATAACCTTTAGCAATAGCAAACGGCTTCTTATGGTATGAGATACCCAATTCATCAAGCTTCATAAACTTTTCAAAGCGCAGTTCTGGCAATGACATGAATGCTGGGATCTTATTCATGATCACGTTATAAAGTCGATCAGTGTGGTTTGACCTGATCATGTGAGCTTCTTTGGCATGCTGGGTCAATTCCCATAGGACATCGACAGTCATGTCGCGATCACTAGCTAGGGTTTGCTCGTACCAGCCTGGCTTGTTTTCTGTCCATCGGCTGATCTGTGGGAGATCGATTTCATCTCCGAGAGTAACGACAGCATCGGGGCGAAACGCTTTAATAAAAGCCGCAACATTAGCGACTGCAACCGAGTCGTGGAAAGGCACTTGAAGATCTGGCACAACAACTGTGCGCTTCATTAACCAACCTTGTCACATCGAAGGCAAACATTGCCAAAGTAAAGATGCCCTCTGAGTAAACACTTCAGTTTTTCTTTAACTTTTTTCATTAGTCCTCGTCATCGTCAGGATAAAAGTCCGGCATTCTGCTGGGATTATCGTTGATGCGTTTAGGCAGAATCCAATCAGGATATGAGTAAGGATCCATAAGTAGTGACATACAGATATCTGTGGCAAAGCCAGCCTTGCGCAAAGCCTTGTAATACTCATTAAGACCAATGCAATACGCTTCTAATGGCGTATAACCTTGATCCTCTAATGCCTTTGCTTTGCGCGGAGCCATGACTTATTTTAGCGTTCTAAAAGTATGTTGTAAATCTCATCGACTCGTGTGTTGAGTCGCTTGATCTCGCTCAGCAAGTGTGTGATCACATAACCAGCCAATCCACCGATTGTCACAAGAGTGGCAATATAGAGCTGAAAGAACTCGCCCTGTGTCATTTTCTTCCGAGTTCATCTTTTGGATCGAGGTATCTCAATACTGGAGGGATAATCGATGCAATACCAGCAGCAATCAAAGCCTTAGGCTCTGTCACTCCAGCTGCGTACATTGAGATGATTGCAACTAAAAATGCTCTGCCCCATGAACCTGCTGCGTTTTGTAGATCTTTCATTGTGATCCCCCGATCATAGGTATTTGAAGAAACTCACCATTAAGGTCAGCCGCTTGCGTAAACGAAATATGGCAGTGGTGATTATGTTTGTTGATGCCTGTGTATTTACGCCACTTCCAAGCGAGTTTTGAACTGGCAATCTTGCCGTCAAAGATGATGTAGCTGATGCGCTTTGACTTATCAGACTTTGCAAAGACACGAATCTGATCCGCAAGATCTGGCATGAGGTCAGGTTTAGCTTTGCCTGCAAGATCTCGATCGACATCGATGGCACGAACCCAGCCGTTAGCATCAGGATTGTGATCTGAAACGCGCGCGCTGTGTCGAGTATCGCCGATCCAACCATCAGAACTTCGATCTCGATCTCCGAAGGTGTCGTCAATCTGTTCTCTTAACTGGATTGCGCACTTAGAAAGTCTTGGCTTCATTATCCGAGCAGGAGTTCTGCTTCTTGCGCGCTAATGCCTAACTTTGATAATAAGGCCGCTTTTTCAGCTGCTTTGGCCTTTGCCTCAGCTTCACGCTCTTTTGCACCATTGGCTGTTTCTAAAGTACCAGCCTCGTGCATCGCAATTTCGTCAGCAGTCATATCACGAATAACTTGCTTTCCTGTTTCAGCATTTACTATTGAGATTTCTAGGGTCATGATGTCGCCAATCCATAGACAGAAACTGCACCGGTAATGTTAGAAGATGATGATTTCAATAAGAAACCAGTATAAGTTTGATTTGAAGTGTTTTCGCCACCTGTGAAATATGAGTAGGGAGTGTTTCCATACACGCCTGTACCATGCCATTGTGGTGCTTGGCTAGAGTTTCCAACTTGGTTCATAGTTAATGAAACTGAAGATGGTGTTGCAGAACTGCCTATTCTTTCCCAAATACGGAAGTGTGCCAATGAACCAGTTAAAACGTTGGTTAGAGTTCCACTAGAATCAACACCTCTGGAAGCACCAAGATAACTAGCTGCTTGAGTTGTTGTTCCGTATCGCATTTGCATTTGCAGTTCGTCTGTTGAAGTTGCACC